GATACTTTTATTTTAATTTGTTTAGCTAAAGAATGCGGTGATACTCCATAGTTTGTACCATGTCCTGCTCTCTTACATATATCTCTATAACTGTGTTGATTAAAATAAGGTTTGTTTGCCAACTCTCTATCTTGTTCTGGATCTCCAGACCAACCCATATTCGGCCAAATCATTTTAACAACTTCAGTATGTAAATCAGATGTCTCACAAGCATTTATATACCCTTCATCTCCAGATATATAGGCTGTTACTCTTGATTCTGCTTGCTCTAGATCGGCATAAAACATTGTCATACCTTTATCGGGTATGAACATCTCACGCATATCTTTGGTAATGTTCTGTAAGTTAGTGCCTGTGCCCCACGGGGATTCTTTAGATGACCACCTACCTGTTTTAGTTCCCGCTACTTGGTATTGACAACGTATACGACCATCCTTATCTCTTTCTGTCTCTAATACATTTAGCTGTTTATCAATATTTCGTAAAGCCATAATGGTATTACAAAATGGTTTTGCTCTTGGGTAATTTGCAGCCAAGTGTTCTAGTGCTTCTTTATCTGTGGATACTTTTTGTTTGCCTTTGACACTAGCAATGACTTTAGGTAAACCTAAATGAACATATAATAAATCCATTAATTGCTTAGGACTATTGGAATTAATATCTCTATTCCAAACAGCATTAGAAAATAGATTAAGCATACGTTCTAACTTAATCCTTTGGTCTTTCAAAGGGGCACGTATTCTCCTAACTGCCTCCTCATCAACTCGCAAACCTCTAAGACCCATTGATATGGCAGGCCCGAGACTAGCTATTTCAAATTCATATGTTTTTCTTGTTACATCGTCTAATAATTCATCATCAAGTTTGTGCCAAATTTCATTTGTTAAAGCACAATCTAAGGCACAGTATGCCCATTCTGTTAAATCCTCATTAAGATTTAGAGATAATATCTCCGTGTTTTTGATTATCCTCATGTGCTAATTCTCCTGCTATTGATGAGTATCCTACCATATCTATATATGTATCCATACTCGGGTGTCCAAATTTTGCTCTTGCAACTTTTAGTAATACCATGAGGATTGCCACGTCATGTGCTGTTATTTCTTTTTCTAAATAAGCACTCCATAGCGTAGCTATGTTGTTGTGATTAGTTTTCTTGTCCCCATACTCATCTTCTCTTGCACCACAAAGTATACCCTCTGCTGTGCTTAATATATCTTTAATCTTTCCGCCAGATTTCATCGTAACCTCCCATGACCTTGTAAAAATCTTCTCTAACTTTTCTTGGTTCTAACTCTGCCAAGTAGCAAATCTCTTCGAAATCATCTTTTTTATATCTAAACCATAACTTTGAGTTTCTTCTATACGTAACAAACTCTTTAACTTCTCCTTTGTATTGCATGTCTTGTAACGCTTGATCTAATACCGAACGCCATAGCTGTAGATGATTCTCAATACTCCTATTTTCAGAATGTATTGGTTCAGCTGAAAAATATTGAGGTCTTTTCACTAATCACCAGTTTTCGTACTGTGCATTGTTTTGGCTAGAGTTTTCCATGCAAATTCATTTGTATACACTGAGCCTAAAAACTTTAATGACTTTTCCATCTCTGGTTGGAAAGCGTGGTGGGCGTGCATTGTATCGTGAGTTACACCCGAAACTTTTATTTTCTTTACAAAAGCTAACCAAGAAATATCAAAAGTTTGATTCTGTGCTACCTTTGTAATTTTTGGATTTTCTAAAATCTTTTTAACCCATTGCCAGGCTTTCAATTCATCTTGGTATTTCCAGTAGTATTCCCCATTCTCTTTTACAAAAGGAAGAACTAAAGAATGAGATTTATTGGGAGCAAAACCTATACATTTAATTTCTCCATTTGTTTTTCTTTGTGTCTCTATATCAAATGACAAGGGTTCATGTTCATTATTTTCTGTTATAAATTTCTCTTCAAAGTCATACAAATCCTGTAAGGAAGGTTCTAAATACAAAGTTCTTTCATCTCTTTTTAGTTCACTTGTTAAGGATTCTTTTTTAGCTTTTTTAAGATCAGTAACTACGATAGGTCGGAAATCAAATTTCCTCATAACCGCACTGGGGCTGTAAGTCGGTACAACTTTGCAATTTTGTTCTAGCAATCCATCACTACATTTCATAACTGTCCCTCTATATGTACCAATCTTATCTAGCCCTGTCAGTGCCCATAACGAAGCACTACCCATTGCAATAATTACATTAGGTTTTACTTCATTAAGCTCTTTGTATAATCGCCTTACATCTTGTTCCATTTCTTGTTTAAGGAATCCATGTCCTGTTGGAGGGAAAGGCGATCTCCATTTATTTTCTTTGCCCAACTTCTTATACGAAAGTTTATTGTGAAAGAAGTTTGCCACATTATCTTGGGCAGGTTTTAATTGAAAAACATGAGTGAGTAAACAGTTCTCTGGATTTATGGAAGCCATGTTACACATACTTTTCAATATGTTTCCCTTGCCTCCTGCCAAAATTGTATTTAAACGAACTTCATCATCCGTAGGGTGATCCATAACTATAGCTATGGACATTTTACCCTGCGACTTTTGAGAATTAACTCGTCTTAATACTGCATACTCACTCATAAATAATTACTTATTAATTATTCTAGATATTGAAGCCTGTAAAATATCTTTGTTTTTACCAACCATTTCATGTTTCACAACACCAGAAAAGGTTTGCCCTATCGCCATCTCAAGCGATTGATTATATGGAATATCGCTATCCATATCCAATGTTTGCGTTACAAACATTTTTAGTGAAGACGCAGGGTTGTTCAGCTTCATAGCATTTGGTGTTACCCAAAACTGGAGCCTCGTGCTTTCTGCGTTTTCTAACTGACCTTCCTCTAGATCAGATTGAATTACACCCACTGCCTTTACGCTAATAATTACCAATGGTGTTTCGTTTTGTCCCACTCTGTCTGAGCGGTAACTTTTAATCACAAAGTCATAACTACCCTCTGGCAACACAACAGATTGTGGTGTGTCATTGGGTGTCATACTTAAAAAATCAGCAATATCATTCATAGGTTAACCTCCTTGTTTTGCTGTTATCTTAGGGGCTTCTCCCCCAAGTTTAGTCTTCGCACTTTTTTGTATAGCATCAAAAAGTTTATGTAAATCTAATGGAGCATTAGGCTCTATTAAACTAGGTGCAGTAACTTTTAAATCCATGCGGTGGTCTGATACTGTACGCAAGGTGCGGTCAGTGCCTTTACTAGAACTTTTCGTATCAATACGACAAACACAATTAAAGTATCTGCCAATCTTGGTAGAAAGTTTAGATCCAACACTTGTCGGGTATGCTTTTGACACACCCATATCTCCCTCCATATATTGCATATGTGAAGTTATGATAACATTACATGGCACTTCGCTGCCTGTGAGGTACTGAATTATATTCTGTACATCTCGTGCTGCTGTGCCCCACTCTGGCTGAGTTGGTTGATCTGTGGGCTTCTTGTTATTAAATACTAATGCACCTCGTAAGGCTGATTCACCCATAAGTGTTAAGCTATCAATAACAAGAACATCTTTACTAGTCCAGTTTTTAACTGATCCTAAATCTTCGTCTCCATCTTTCCAGTTAGAAAGTAGTTGAGCTGATTTTCTAAATGCTGTAGCTTGCCCTAGTGGATCTTTAAGAGTAACATAAGATACTCTATCTACTGCATCATCATTTAAAAATTCGGGAAGTATTGCAAGTCCATCATCAAAATCTAATATTCTTAGGTTGTAACCCGCATTGGCTAAACTTGCTAAACTCGCTGTCTTGCCTGAGCCACTATCGCCTACTAATAATAGTTTTGTCACTTCACTTGCTTTGTGATTCCGTATACTCGCCATTTATTTGTCTCCTGTTAATTATGTTATAATAACATAAAAATGAAATAATGTCAACAAAAATCGTCATTATGTCGCTAATTTTTAATTTTAAATTCTATACCCAATACAATACCTGTATTTCCTTCAGTTTCATATGAAGGAGCAATAAAAAATCCATCTTTTTCTACCCTAAACATTGGTGCTATATCCATGCCACTATATCCTGTAACTAAACCATATTCTATATTAAAGTTTAATACTTCAGTTTTTTTTGCTATATAAGTGCTTACATTATATTCACTATTTTGATATATACCACCTATGTAATTGTCAATAGTACAACGGGCGTGAGGATGAATACTATTATAATCACCAGATAATCCGATGTGCATACTTAAAGCTAAAAATAAAGAAATTATCCCATGTGCTACTGAATTTGAACTACTTAAAACTTTTGTTAAACGTTTTAAAGAATTAGATCCTGATATTCTTGTAGGTTGGAATAGTGATTACTTTGATATTCCTTATTTATATTACAGAATATATTCAGTTGTAAGTAAAAAAGCAGCAAATTCCCTTTCTCCTTTAGGTATAGTTAAATCTAAAAGAGATTCTAAATATTGGTGGAAAAAAGAT